AGGTGTACCAAGTAATCAGCTAATCGAGGGTATGGAGGCCTCGTACTCTGTCTATATCTATTTTATGCCTGTGTTTCACACGCGGGAAGGGTAATTATGTATGATTTTTATTCTGTGGAGTTGTTCCGTAATGGCGATATTGAGTGTATAGGTACATATACTCTTGCCGAGGCTTATCGTGTTTTTGCTGCTTCTATTTCGCTGGTTGAGTATAGGCAATATAATTCTGTGTGCATTTTTGCATGGGATGATGGCTTACCCTGTGATACTATTGCACACTTTAATGATTATGACGTTGACTAATATGCCTACTCTGCCGATTCTACCGAATCGGCAGTGATAGCCATATTATCAAAAAAGATGGGAGTTTATCATGGCTAACTTGAACGAATGGTTTACTGTGCATCCTCGTAAGCGTGTTGGTCGTACACCGTTGACAGACTGGGCGGGACGTCCTATGCCTAAAACGCTTAGCGACGTTTACGGCTCATACTCATCAAAGAAAGCGGCAGCATATGAGTATTGCCGCATGCTCTGCGATAAGTTCAAGGGCGAACGTTTTTGCATTGCATCGCATAATATTAATATGTTTACGGTAGATTTTGATTTTTCGCACCCTGAGACTGGCGAGATGATGCACGCGCATATCACGCCGACATGCAATCATGCGTATTATATCGGGTAGACAGGAGTTACCATGCCTAATATCAAAAAGTTTACCGATGATGAAATTCGTACCATTAACGTTGGTCGTAAGATCCCGTGTATTAACTCTAGCGGTGAGTGCTATATTGTTTCTGTTTATTTCATCCATGATAACGGACGCCATATTGAAGTTACGGACAAGCTTGACGTTAATGTTTTTGCTACTGCGGCTGAAGCTTATAAGTGGGTTGCGAAGATGGTTATGAGATTTGATGAGTCATGCATACCTACAAAACGGGCTTATATTGTTCGTTTTCATGCTATGAACTAATATGCCTACTCTACCGATTCTATAGAATCGGTAGCGATAGACATATTAGCCAAAATGAAAGGAGACTATCATGGCCGAAAAGTTGTACAGGTTGGGTTCTTTAGGTGCAAAGTGGAGATACCGTCTTGTCTTCTAGATGAATAGTATGTGAAGACTTTGTGAAACTTCAATCATTTTCAGATTCGCGGTTCTTCAACCTTATCGTTCTGCCATAATAAACGTGTTCCAATTCTGCCAATTTTCAACGAAAGGATTCAAAATGGCACGTCAGATTACTTTCTTCAAGTTCGAGGTCGGTATCCAGTCTCTCCAGCAGGCCGAGGACGGCCGTTACGACCTCGTGCGCACTCCCGTCGGTACTGTGGAGGATACCTCCCTCACCAAGACCGATATCCGCAAGTTCATCATGGATAACGGAGTCGAGTGCAAGCGCGGCACCGAGATCTACGCCAAGAAGGTCGCAAAGGTCGTCTACAAGTTCACGACCGAGAAGCTGCTTGAGATTGCCGATTCCCGCGAGGAGCTGCCGCTCAATGAGTAGCGGCAACGTGCCCAATCCTAGGGATTGGCCACGTGGGGCATACTGTTCTCTGTCGCTCCATCTCAGTATGTCCCACGTGGTCAATCAAGTAACCTAAAACGGGTTCGCCACACGGTCAAGGAGGTAGCAATGGGCTATTTCGACAAGTTCAACAAGGGCGAGGGCATTCCGTTCATGGACGGGCGTACCAAGACGAACATTCCCCTGGGCAAGAATCTTCACCTCAAGGACTACGGTTTCATCAATGGCGATGACGGACCGTTCGCTGTCCTGCTGTTCGATGAGTATCCGGAGAAATTCATGTTCGGCAATTCCATCGTTACCGATGATATCAAGACCATCGAGAAGGATATGGGTTCCAAGGAGCAGGCTCTCAATCTCCTCGCGGGTGTGTCCATGAAGTTCACCTTGCGTACCTCCAAGCGCGGACGCGAGTATATGTCGGTGGAGTTCATCGAGGATAATCCCATCCCGTTCGACTAGCTGCCCATTCCGAGGGGCGCGTTGCGCCCCTCATTTTCAGGAGGTCAATGTTGTGAAGAAACAGATATTTGATGGCATTATTGGCTGTTTTTGTGCAACGGCAGCAGGTGTATTTGCGCATTGCTATGCACAGGATGGCGATAGGCTGTGGCTCGCGTTTGCGTTCATCTGCCTTGTATGCGTTGCCATGTATCTTTTTTCATTCTTGAAAATGACTAGGAGCTAGATATGCCAGATATCACACGTAACGGTGTCTGCTATGCTATCGAGGACAGCCCGTTCTATGAGGAGGTGGACGGGTACCGATTCTACTTCTCCTCCGAGACGCACCGCCGCAAGTTCTTCGAGAAGGCACGTATCCGCCAGAACTGGCTCACGGATTCGCTGTCGCGCCGTTTCCACTTCCACTTCGATGCCTCGCTTGCCGCCATCTTCCAGCTCTACAGCCAAGTCGAGTCGCGCGGCTTCTACGTGGTATCCGAGCGCGGCGAGGAGTTCCGTTGCCTAGAGCAGTTGAGGCTTCGGGTCGTGATGTGAGATGCCTGCCTTCAACTGGACTGCATCTCGTCTCAACCGCCTGCGCTCTGCCGTGCGCGCGTTCAATGCGGCGATAACCCGTAGGGAGCGCGAGCTTGACGATGAGGGCCAGTCAATCCTCAAGGGTTATCTGCCAACCCGCGTCACCGTGGAGGGAATCATGTCGCGCGTGCATTCCGTGAACGATTTCAGGCGCATCGTAGGCTATAAGTCGGATAGGAAACATCACAGGTACAGCGAGCTCACCCGTGTCCTCAAGACGGTCAACAGGGACGCACTGGATATCACGACCGATGGGCTCGGTAGGCTCACGACCAAGTATTCCGAGCGTCAGTATAAGCTCGATATGCGGGCTATACGCAGGCAGCGCCAGAAGACACTTGAGGATATCGGGCGCGAGTTCTTCGAGGGCGACGATGCCTACGATATGGACGAGCTGTCCCCTGCCAAGTACGGTACGCTCACCTCTGATAACGACCTGATGCCAGAGGACGAGGGCGAGGTCGATGATTCCTATACGGATGTAGACCCCGACACACTTAAGAGGTGGGAGCAGGAGGATGCCTCCCGCAAGCGCGAGCAGGTCGCCTTGGATGCCATGTACGAGGTATACCGTACCACGTGGACTGCTACCGATAACAGGCATTCCGCAATGAGCGGATATCAGGAGCTTTTGGACGCTTTGGATTGGATGGCCGAGAACGAGCCGGCATACCTGAACAAGCTATTCGCGCTGGGATATGACGAGCTGGACCCGAGCTACATCAGCGAGAGCGGCGGCGAGAACAACCCGTATGTCAACACGCCCTACGAGACTCGGCACAACAGGGCCGTCAGGTTCGTCATGGACAGGGCGAGGAAGGTCGGTTATGAAGGTTAGCGATGCAAGGCAAGTCATCCCCAAGCCTATGTGGATGATTGGCAATCCGGATATCCTATCCGAGATGGCAGGTGAGGATATCGACTCTATCTATAACGCGCTGGCGGATCTCATGGACAGGGAGGAGGTCAGCGTCTTCGGTGACGGCGGCGATGAATGGTGGGAGGACACGTTGAATCGCAAGAGCTATACTGCGGACTTCGAGACCACCACCGATATGGAGGATTGCAGGGTCTGGGCTGCTGCTACGTGCGAGATTGGGAACACGGACCATATCGAGCGCGGAACGTCCGTCGAGTGGTTCATAGATTGGTGCCATGAAAACGGCCCCTGCAACGTCTACTTCCACAACCTCGCGTTCGATGGCGCGTTCATCATGGACTGGCTTGAGCGCAATGGCTGGGAGTGGGTCGATGATAGGTCTAAGGCCGGCATGCATACCTATACAACCGTCATCAGCGACGCAAATCAGGTGTACTGCATCGATATGTATTTCACAAAGTCCTTGAGCGTTCGTATTATGGACTCGCTCAAGATTGTCCCCCTATCAATCGCCCAGATGGCGAAGGCATACAAGCTCCCCATCCTCAAGGGCAGTATCGACTACTCCGCACCGCGCCCCGTGGGGCACCGGCTCACCGATGAGGAGATTGCCTACCTCGACAACGATGTGGTCATCGCAGCCATGGTCATGGGCAAGTTCTTGGACGAGGGTCTGAACAAGATGACGGCTGGCAGCAACGCGCTCACGAACTACCGCGACATGAGCGGAGGGCGTAAGGGTTTCCGCAAGTGGTTCTCCTATATCGAACCCGAGGAGGACGAGTTCATACGCAAGGCGTATCGCGGAGGGTGGACGTACGTCAACCCGAAGTTTCAGGGGCGCAAATTGGGCGAGGGCATCGTGTTCGATGTGAACAGCCTGTATCCCTCCGTGATGGCGAGCTGTTCAGGGGAGCGCCTGCCGTACGGCAGACCCGTGAGGTTCGAGGGCAAGCCCAAGCCCTCTGAGGCTTTCGACCTATGGGTGGCGCAGGTGACGTGCTCGTTCCGCATACGTGAAGACCACCTTCCGTGCATCCAGCTCAAGGGCAATTTCCGCTTCAAGCAGACCGAGTACCTTGAGCGCAGCGACGGCGACGTGACGTTCACGGTCACCTCCGTGGACTGGAAGCTCATCACGCAGCAGTACCATATCTACAACCTGCGCTGGCACGGAGGCTACCAGTTCAGGAGCGCCACGTTTCTGTTCAAGTCGTACGTGGACAAGTGGATTGGCATCAAGAACCAAGCCACCATCGAGGGCAACTCTGGCATGCGCCAGATTGCCAAGCTGATGCTCAACTCCCTGTACGGCAAGTTCGCCACGCGAACCACGGTGTACTCGCGCAGGCCGATGCTGGTCAACGATGTGCTGCGCTATGTGGACTTGCCTCCCGAGGAGCGCGACCCGGTTTACCTACCTGCGGGCGTGTTCATCACGGCGTGGGCCAGATACAAGACTATCACCACGGCACAGTCCGTGTACGACAGGTTCATATATGCCGACACCGACTCAGTCCACCTCATCGGCACGGATATACCCGATTGCATCGACGTGGACGCCGTGCGCTTGGGCGCGTGGAAGCACGAGAGCACGTTCTATCAGGCCAAGTTCCTCCGCGCCAAGTGCTACATGGAGTACGAGGAGGGCAGCGATACCCCTACGGTGCATGTTGCGGGAATGCCCAGCCACTGCCATAGGTACGTTGATATCGACAATTTCGAGTTCGGCAGTGTCTATCCCGGCAAGCTCTACACGAGGCGAGTGCATGGTGGTATCGTGCTGTACGAGGGAGATATGGAGATTAGGAGATAGGCATGTATACTAATTCTGAAAAAATATGCTGTCATGGGTAAAGTGCTTGAAGATGGTATATATCATCATTATTTTGTCGGCAAGCGTTCTCATATAGATGATGAGGATTGCGTTCCCGACATGACGGATAATATAGATGACGCGCTTATTTTCACTGACATTCATGAGGCGTTTGATGTCGTCTACAAGTTGCCTCTTGAATGGTGGCAATTATGCTGGGTATATAGAGTGGAGTATGCTTTTAAAGAAGTTTGGATTTGAGTATATTATGACTAATTATACAATCGTTATCGTGCCGCAGCGCAGGCCGTTCAAGTATAAGTTCCTCGCCAATCTCTCGCTGCCGTTTCTTGGAACGGGCGACGTGAGGGGACAATTCACCGAAGAGGTTGAGAATGCCGTGCTAATCAACAGGCGCAATGTCGCACTGTACCTGAGGTACGAGCTCACCTTGATGCATCCGGATATGGATTTCATGATTATCAATATGAAGGAGTATAAGAAATATGGCAAGTGAGTATTACGTCCGCATGATAGCCACAGCCGATACCTACGAGTACGATGTTATCTCCCAGCAGGCAGACGGCACCTATGCGTTCTCCTCGTACACCTTCGCCCAGGTGCGCGAGATGTTCCCCGATGTGCGCAACAACATCGATGCGCTCATCGCCCTACAGGAGCACGGTGCCGAGATTCTAGATAAACTTGTTGACACCGCCCGCAGGAGCTAATATATTCTAGAGGTAAAGAGAGGAGGTTCATCATGCCTTACGTCTACATGGACGAGGTGCCTGATGGCATGGAGGAGGCCATCGTGTACTCCGAGGAGGATTACAACGGCGTGACCGCCCAGCTGGAGCAGGCGCAGATTGAGAACACAGAGCTTGCGACCGAGCGCGACAATCTGGCTAGGGAGCTGGACGCCGCCAAGACCAAGTTCGCCAACGCTTTCCTGTCCTCGCCCCAGCACGCCAAGCAGGTGCAGGCACAGGAGGTCAAGGAAGAGGACAGGCCCTCCACGTTCGATACGCTATTTGCAGGAAGGAACAAGTACAATGCCAACTAAACCCACCCCGGAAGTGATGCAGGCTTTCGACAAGTTCAAGAACGACCCGAAGTTCTCGCATGACGTTGTCGAGTCCATCATCAACGACAACCCCATGCTGCGACAGGGCCTCATCGAGGCAGGCCTCGTGGAGGAGGTGCGTGCCGATGCCTAACGTGAACCCCGTACGCATCCCCGATGACAACCGCTCGCTCCATAATATCGGCCAGTACATCATGCAGTACGAGGCGTACCAGAACGCCTACCTCACGGCCCTCGTCAACCGCATCGCCCGTGTAATCGTCACCTCCCGCGTGTGGAAGGACAAGTGGGCCGTCTTCGATAGGGGCAAGCTGGACTACGGCGAGACCATCGAGGAGATTTTCGTCAATATCGCCAAGCCGCATTCCTATGACCCCGCAAAGGCGGAGACGCAGGTGTTCAAGCGCGAGATTCCCGACGTCCGCGCGGCGTTCCACTCGATGAACTACCAGAAGTTCTACAAGGTCACCATCTCCAACGACCAGCTGCGACAGGCGTTCCTGTCCTACTACGACATGAACGAGCTTATCGCGCGTATCGTGGACTCCCTGTATACGGGCATGAATCTGGACACGTTCCTCACCAAGAAGTATATGCTCGCGCGGGAGGCAATCAACGGCGGTATCTACACGGTCGTCACTAAGCCAATCTCCGGTGACGGCGCTGAACCCGATGACGCGATTTCCAAGTACCGCCAGTTCACCAACAATCTCGAGTTCCTCAAGACGGTGTATAACCGCGCGGGAGTGCGCAACTCCACACCCATCGCCGACCAAGTCATCATCGTTCCCAACGAGGCCGAGGCCATCTTGGGCGTGAAGGTTCTGGCTGCTGCGTTCAACCTCTCCGAGGTGGACTACATCTCCAAGCGCATCGCCGTGGACTCGTTCGAGTTCGATGCGGATGACGAGGCCCGCCTTGCGGAGCTGTTCGCCAATGATGCCACGTACAAGCCGTTCACTGACAAGGAGAAGAGTGCGCTACAGCAGATTAGCGCCGTCAAGCTCGCCAAGGACTGGTTCATGTGCTTCGACAACTTCGAGCAGTTCACGGAGAACTATAACGGCGAGGGCCTGTACTGGCAGTACTTCTTCCATGTGTGGAAGACCTTCTCCGTGTCCCCGTTCGCCAACGCCGTCCTGTTCACCTCGCAGGTCTCGAGGTAACGGATGTCACTGTGTCCCCCGCAACGGCGAACGTGGCTCAGGGCACCTCCATCGTCATGACTGCGGAGGTCGCGGGCACTGGCCTGTTCGAGAAGACGGTCGAATGGTCCGTCAATGGAACCGAGAAAATGGCATCGGGAACCCATATCGACGGTACCTCGGGCGTCCTGCGTGTCGCGTCCGATGAGGCGGTCGACAACGTCCTCACCGTCACGGCGACGGCGAAGGACGGTCAGACGGGTACCGCCAAGATTACCGTCACCGCAGCTCAGTAATATAGTTACTGTACGTAGGGCCGTTCCCATATCATGCGGGAGCGGCCCTTTTCTATTAGGAGGATATATGGCACTTCCCAACTACACGCCGTCTGGAAAGATTCTGTTCGGCTCCGTGCCGTGGGACAGCGGATATTCCAACGTTCGCCTGTACACCTCTCTTGAAGAGCAGTACAACGATATCGCCACGCGCATGACGCTTTCCAGCGACAACTACACGTACATCGGGCGCAACCGCAGGCTCAAGGTGGCAATCGAGGCGGACAGGCTCTACCACTGCAACTACTGCATGTACCGAAACGAGTCGTTGACGGATGGATACATCTACTGTTTCGTCAGCGATGTGAAGTACATCAACGACTGCACCTCTGAGATTACGCTGGACACGGACGTTTTCCAGACGTACCTCTACGGTACCGACTGGCAGATTCCCGCCTGCTTCATCGAGCGCGAGACCACTCCCAGCGAGGACAGCAAGTACATGCTCAGCGAGGAACCATCGTTTCCGCTTATATATGTGGGTGACGGTGTTTCTAGGAAGACGTTCGGAGTCGGCGGCTTTATCGTGATGACCTCTGCAAAGCCAGAGAAGAACAATAACCTTATCGAAGATATTCTCAATCCGCAGGGATATTACGCAAAACCTATTGCCATGACTGTTAATAAAGGTATTGCCTGCGGGTGCGCACTATATTACTTTCCTGTTCGAACCAGCGCTGGCGGGTCTGAAGACATGGAGGCGTTTCTTAACGAACTTACGTTTGCCGGTTCAGTCGAGAGTATAGTTGCCATTTTCACCGTGCCCTCATTCGCTGCCTCGCTTTGCGGTAGCGGCGGTCGTGTCGTTACGCAAGGCGGTACGGACATCGAGCTTTCCTCGCAAACTGATTTGTCCATTCCCGCCAATAAGAACACACTCGATGGGTATACTCCTCGAAATGCAAAACTTCACTATTATCCCTATTCGTTTGCTGAAATGGGAGACGGTCAGGGCCAGCGCGTACAACTGCGTTATGAGCTTATGAACAAGACTACAAATGTTAGAGTCAAGTATGCGCTCAATCCGCTCTGTCAGGCATTCGCGTTCCCATATAATTACAAGGGTATCGCTCTGGATTACGATGATGGAATCGTTGTCAAGGCCGGTGCCATGGGGTCATGGACTAACAATGCGTTTCAGAATTGGGTGGCCCAGAACTCCGGTACGATTGCCCTCACTGTTGCGGGAGTGCCCTTGCGGGCATATCTGGCGGTACCACTTTGGCGGCTGCATCGGCAGAACTTGAGGGACTTGGTGCCATGGAGGGCTTTGCCCATGTGAACGAGGCTGATTTGGCTGCAAAGGTGGCGGGCCAGATGGGCAATGCCGGCAAAGGCTCTAAGACGCTGAAACGTGCGGGCGCAGCGGGTGCGGGCGGCGTTGCGGGTATGGTGAATGCCTCAAAGCAGCCTACGACCACGAGAGGGCAGGTCAGCGGAGAGACGCTTTTCTCAACTGGCGCTCAAGGCCTTTTCATCAACCGCATCTGCGTGAAGAAAGAGGTCGCCCAGCAGATTGACCAGTTCTTCGACCGGTGGGGATATGCCGTGGAGCGCATCGAGGCCGTCAACATCACCTCGCGCCCCTCGTGGAACTACGTTAAGACTGGTGGCGCGGCACCCCGCTCGCTCAACGTGGGAGCGGGCTCAACAGCCCCGTTCACGCGGGGGCGGGGCACGCCAGCAGACGCGCTCGATGTCATCCGCAGGGCGTTTGACGGCGGTATCACGTTCTGGCATAATACGGCTAACTTCGGCGACTACTCTCAATCCAACGCCTTGGGATAGGAGGATTATGTATACAGGTTTCTTCACGCCCTCGGGCATGATTCCGTCAATCATGCAGAACGGCTCCAGGGCGCAGGATGCCCAGACGTTCATCAACAATCAGGATACCGCCACCATGTTCATGTGGCGTCTCATGAACCTAGCCATAAGCGTGTTCAAATGGGACAACCTGCCCGAGGGCGTTGACGAGCGCATGCTCGAGTTCTGGCTCCTGCGGGATGGTTTCGTGGGATTCTTCTACGATGAGGCGCTCAAGTCGGACGAGCGCAGGCGCGCACCCGAGGGCTATGCCGTGCTGCCCATGATGATTCAGGGCCAATGGGATATCTACGAGTATCCGCGCGACCGCCGGGCCTATGCCGTGAACGGGTTCAACTACGAATGCACGGAGGACAACTCGGTAATCATCTACCAGAACTACTTGCGTGTGCCGATGTGGCTTACGCTGTGGCAGTACGCATACCGTCTCGCGGAGACCCAGCGCACCATCGATATCAACTGCATGCAGCAGCGCACAGCGCGCATCATACGCTGCTCGGATGACCAGCGCCTCACCTATCTGAATGCGGCAAAGGAGGTAGATGAGGGACGGCCTTGGGTGCATGGCGACAAGAACCTCGACTTGGACGCTTTTCAGGTGTTCGATATCACCACGCCGTACGTGGGCAACGAGTTGCAGACGTACAAGCACCAGATATGGAACGAGGCGCTAACGTACCTAGGCATCGAGAACGTCAACACGGACAAGAAGGAGCGCCTCATCTCGGATGAGGTAGTCAACAACATGGGTGACGTGGAGGCCGAGCGCTTCACGCGCCTCAACGCCCGCAAGCAGGCATGTGAGGAGATTAACAGTCTGTTCGGCCTTGACGTGAAGGTTGACTTCCGCTCGGGTACGTACATCCGCACGGGTGGCACGGGCAACGCGATGCTGGAGACCTCGGGCATGCAGGCATCCAACGTCCCGGGAGATGACTATGAGTAAGTACACCACCATGCTGCGGTTCCCAATCGAGCAGCGACTGGATGACCTCCACCTGTCGCACACCGAGGACAACTGGCCCCGTGTGTACGGCATCGTCGGCCTCGATGACTACCCCATCTACGATGAGGCGCACCGCAGCGTCCTGAACGATAAAATCATCAGGCGCTACTATATGCGCGAGATTGGGTTCGAGACGCTCGGGCAGTTCGCGTGGAACATGCGCAGGAAGATGCACGAGATTATGCCGTACTACAACGAGCTGTTCACGAGCGAGACGCTGGTCACCGACCCCATGCTGTCCAAGAACCTCGACTATACCGAGAGGTGGACGAGGGACGAGGCCACCTCGCGCAACAAGTCGGACACCCGCGCCACGGACACCGCGTCCACCTCTCATAGCACATCGGATGACCGCAACGTGTTTCAGGACACGCCGATGAACGGTTTGGACACGGGCGCTATAGGGGCGATGGACTACGCCACCAACGTCACGCTCGACCACGGCACGACCGAGAACGGCTCGTCTGCCAAGAACGAGACGAGCGGTTCATCGACAGACGGCTACACGGGCGACTTCGATGGCACCAAGGTGCATAACCAGAGGGGCTTTGACACGAATCAGTCCGAGTTGCTGTTGACATATAGGAAGACTTTGCTTAATATCGACCTTGAGATTGTGGACAGCCTGTCAACGCTGTTCATGGGACTATGGTAAAGGAGGGGGACATGGACGAAACATCCGCAGCCACGGTACAGCGCCTGCAGTATTGGTGCCAACTCGTGCTGCCAGCCGTGTTCGATGACTCGCTGTCGTACTACGAGCTTGTCGCCAAGGTGGTCAAGAAGCTCAACGAGGTAATCGCCTCGAACAACGAGCTTGCGGGCTACGTTGGAACCAACACGCGGGATATCGCGCAGCTCAAGGAGGACGTGGCGCTCATCACGTCCGAGTTCGAGAAGGTCAAGAACGGCGATTACGCATCGCTGTACATCACGGCCCTGAGCAACTGGCTCGCAGAGAACCTCATCAACGTGGTGGGCGAGATTGTCAAGTTCGTGTGGTTCGGCCTGAGCGATGACGGTCACTTTGAGGCGTACATCCCGACCAGCTGGCGATTCCTCACCTTCGACATGGTGGCGGACCCAGATTCACCCGACTACGGCCGACTTCTACTTTCCTACTAGGAGGAAACTTATGGCAATCCAGACCAAGACAATGATGGTCAAGAGCGACACAGCCTTTGCCGAGACCAAGACCACCATCCGCGACACGGTGACGTTCGACACGTCCAAGCTGCCCAACGGCATCACCTACAAGGGCCTCAAGGCCGTGCTGTCGTTCGCAGACCCCATTCAGTGGAACAAGGCGTCCACGTATGACGCGCTAACCGTTGTGTGGGATGACGCCACGCACGCCTCGTATGCGTCCAAGCGCCGTGTTCCGCAGAACATCGAGCTTACGAATGAGCTATACTGGTTCCGTACGGCAGACCTCGATGCTCAGGTTGAGATGTACCGGCAGGAGGTGCAACAGTTCGATGGTCGCATCACTGCGAACGAACAGGCGATTGCAACGGAGACAGCGCGAACCGATGCACTTTTTAGCGCATTTAACGGAAAGAAGGCTGTAGTTTATGGCGACAGCACGGTATTCAAGAAGCCGAGCTATATCGAGACGTTCGGTAATCTCGTTGGAATGAGTGTTGTAAATAAATCCATTGCCGGAACGAGCGTTACGCCGAGTACTTATTCCGCACCGTCTAATTCCCTATATGGTCTTCTGAAGAATGAATCGGCTGTAACGTTTGTTGATATTGACTATGTGTTCCTATGCTATGGCACTAACGACTGGCAGGGAAGTGCCAGACTGTTTGATTGCGGTGATGAGAAGCACAACACGTCTTTTGAGTACGCTCTAAAGAAATGCTATGATATGCTGCTCAAATTCAACTCCAAGTTGAAAATCGTTTTCGTAAGCCCTGTATTTGCGCATCGTCAATTTCTCTCGTCTATGCCAAATATAAATGCCCAAGGCTTTAAGCTGGAAGATTATTCATATATCGCCGAAAAGGTAACCCATGAATATGGTATGCTCTATTGCGGGCTTAATTCGCTTGGTGTGAATGAGGACAATTATCGTGAATGGCTCCTTGACGATTCCGGTGGTATCTTTGTACACTATAACGAGGACCTTAAAAACGAGATAGTCAACTACCTGATTCACTCCTTTCCTTGGAAGTCTGAGAAACGAGAGATTGAAAAAGGTAAAGATTCTTGCTGTATCGCTCGATATGCTAAATCGACCGTTAATGTATACAAGGCGTACGACAGCAACTTTGAATATAGTGTAATCTCGCCTATCAGTAGTGGAAAGAAAGTATATACGGCACCAATCGACTTGCATGAAGGTGCTAGGTTGAACGGTCTTTTAATCTTTGGCAGTAATAAAGTAAAGATTTATGCCAAAGATAATCCAGATTCATACGTAATCATCAACACCCATGAATTTACAAGGGTTTCAGTTCCAATTGAACCGTATAACGGAGAATGCGCTATTGTCATTGAGAATACTGGCGCCACATCAATCTCATTCACAAAACTAAGCATTACATCTAAACTTGGGTGTGTAGGCGATATTAGTCTTGTGCCTCTGAGCAATACACCTGATAATGTACGTGTGTGCATTCTTTATCAGAACGGTGAGTATACTCTAGGTGTTCTTGCGCAACCCAATATAATAACAACTAATATGAAACTCGCTACGCTTGATTCATCGTGGGGTGATAATTTAACCCTAGAGGATAAAATCATCATTAGGAACAATGAGATTTTTGCACTGCATGACCAAAGTTCGTTAGTAAACTGGTTAATCAAACTTCCAGCTGTTTCGTGCACTAATCTCGGATAATGCTTAACTTCATCGACATAAGCAGCCACCAAGCCGACCTGAACTTGGTGGCTGTGTCGAACTCCATTCAGGGCGTTATCGTCAAGGCAACGGAGGGAACCTCCTATGTGAACCCCTATTGCGACAGACACTATCAGCAGGCGAATAGCGCCAACCTCCTGCGCGGCTTCTACCACTTCGCTGGCAGCAGCGACCCTCTTGCCGAGGCCGCGTTCTTCTACCGCAACGTGCTGGGTTATCTGCATGACGGCATCCCAGTCCTCGACTGGGAAGGTGTGTACATAAACGGTAAGTGCATATTCGAGCAATCGGTGGATTGGGTAAACCAGTTCGTAAGGCAGTTCCACAGCCTAACGGGAATATGGTGCTGGATATACGCAAACCCTTGGCGATTCAATCAGGGAGGCGTGGAGTCGAACTGCGCAAGATGGGTGGCATCGTACCCCGCCGTCGCACATCCCACGTTCGAGAAGGCTGCATCGTGGAACTGCCCCGATGCGGACGGCAACGTGGTTGCATGGCAGTTCTGTAGCGATGGGCGGCTACAAGGATATGGGTATAACTTGGACTGTTCGATATACTATGGAGATAGGGAAAGTTGGTTGAGATATGCTGATTTTAACTCATTGGCTGGCGGCATCACTGGGAGCGGCAGTGGGAATGGTAGTTCTGGCACTCCTCCAGTCACACTAGAGAACGAAACGTACAAAGTTACTATAGAAAGGAAATGAGATGATTAACGCAAGCATCGTGTGCGGTATCCTCATCATCATAGATATCGTGTGCGGCACGGTAGCAGCCATGCGAAACAGGGAGCTGTGCTCGTCCATCGCACGTGAGGGTATGTACAACAAAATAGGTGAGGGCATGTTCCTACTCATCGGTATCATTGCCAACGAGATTCTCGCTATGCCCCCGTTCGATGGATTCGGTATCTCCCCGAATATCGCGTACCTCGTTGCCGCCTATATCGGGTGGATGGAGCTGGTGTCCATCCTTGAGAACATCTGCAAGATTAACCCTGAGCTGCCGTTCGCAAAGATTCTCATGATGTTCAATATCGATGTTGACACCAAGGAGCCTAATGCTGTAGAATCGGAGACGGCACCAGAAAAGTAAAGGCTCGCCGACTTATCCGATTGCTCACGGTGAAACGTGCGGAGGTCTACAGGAGATTAGCAAGCTCTGTGAACCCCTTGTCTGAATGCCACCCTTCTCACCCTCCCACTGTCGATGACCCTGGGAGGGTATCCTATTTAAGGAGGAATATATGCCGTACAATAAGCTCGGTGACTTGCAGACCTTGACGTTGTCCAACGATGTTCAGTGCGACAACCCCTGCTGCATCCTTACGCTCGACTGCATCGTGCAGCTGATGGGCAACATGCACCTGAACGAGTATACTGCCAATACCGCTATAGCAACGCTGCCTACTTCAATGCGCCCATTCGATGAGATTTGCCTGCCTGTATATCTCGATACCTCCCTCAAGCAGCTAATCATCAGGCCCGAAGGAGAGATTAGACTAGGTGAGGATGTGGCTGCGGGACTGCTGTACACCAACGGCGTATCCTTCAACGTATGCGACCGATATTACAACACCGATATCGGGAACAACTTCCCGCAGGGTACATCACCTCTGCGCTGGGATGGTGAGGATTACTGATGGGCTACGCATTCAACGGCACCACGCCTAACCTCAACTTCGCCATCAACCAACTCAACAGGAATCAGGGTTTATTACAGAAACTGGTATCTGGCATAAAGGGTATCGTGGACGGACTCACACATGGCGCGGGCGGCACAGCCTCTAATAAGAAGGTGGAGGCGGCTGTCAAATGGTGCATCGACAAGGCATCGAACAACTACATCACCTACAGCCAGACGAACAGGAACCTCAAGAACGTCAACGGCCTTAGCTACGATTGCTCGTCATTCATCATCACGGGATTCTATGCCGCCGGTATTGATATCAATGCAACATCCACCCATAATATGCGGGCTGGCTTTACCGCTGCCGGATGGAAGTGGATTGCGGGCCGTTCATTCGGTGCGAGTCAGTTGCAGCGTGGGGATATCCTACTCAATGAATCGCTGCACACGCAGATGTACATCGGGAACAATCAGGACGTGAATTGCGGGTCCACGCCCGCATGCGTACAGACGCACTCAACGGATAACTATGGAAGGGGCTGGGATGGAATCTTGCGCTACAAAGGCTGATAAGTTCTGGAACATCAGGAACACGCTGAGCCATAACTGTCTGTTCAACTTCATCATCAGTATGCGCGGAGGCGGAAAGACTTACGGATGCTTGAAATACTGTGTTGAGAAATACCTCAAGGAAAAGCGAGCAGGGCGCAAATGGCAATTCGTATACGTACGCCGACAGGAGAATGAGCTCAAGAAATTGACCATCTCACGAGGCGGACGTCTCTTTGCAGCCGTACAGAAGGAATTTCCAGACCACGTATTAAAAGCAGAATCTAATGCGCTTTATTGCGATGGCGAAGTATGCGGTTATGCAATTCAGCTATCGGCTGCATTCACTCAAAAATCGGATGCTTTTCCTGATGTACAGATGATTATCTTCGATGAGTTCATTGCCGTAAAACGCTCTTCTTACCTTAATGATGAAGTCACTAAATTCTTAGAACTGTATGTAACTATTGCTCGCCCAAACACAGACCATCCTATTGTAAGAGTTATGTTCTTGGGTAATGCTGTAACGCAGACAAATCCATACTTTGAATACTTCTATCTAGATAAGCCTTATCAGGGAGAGTTTAAGAAGTTCGGTAATAACAAAGATATTCTTGTTCAAGATGTAAGCCTCCCTGAACTGGAAGAAGATGCAAAACGCTCACGCTTCGGCCAACTTATAGCTGGTACAGAATACGCAAACTACGCTATTGAAAATGAATGGCTCGAAGACGATACCGACTTCATCAAGAAGAAAAACAAAGACTGTGAATACCGCATGTCCATCAGGTACAATGGTAGCTGGATTGGTATCTGGTATGACCCGCTTGATTGGATATATTACATCAGTAACAACGTAGACCTTCAATGCCCAAACAAGTTCTCCGCAACCACTGATGACCACAAGCCTAATGTTATGCTTATTAAACATGCTAAACAAATGAACTCTTTCAAGCATATCATGGACGCTTATAATAACGGAGCCATCCGTTACGAATCTATCAAACTCAAGTCATGGTTTCGTGAAATCATGCGTATGATGAATTGCAGGTAATCATGGACTACTATTGCTATAACCGTAACTTCGGCCTTTCATTTGCACACCTAAATGCGAGTTCTATGGACAATGT